CGCACAGAGGTACCAGCATAAGGCTGGATTTCTAGGGTTATCGCTCATATAACCGTAAGAATGGAGCGGCGCAGTTTAGCTTTCGCAGCTGCTCGATTTGCTGTTTTTCGTTGCGTGGATGGACAGGTGGTTGCCAAGGGTCACCATCGTAAAATGTGTAATCTTGGTAGAAGTCGCGCCACACTTGCGGCACAACCAACGGTGCAGTGACATAACACGTGTCTTCGTAGATGTTGGGCAACGAAATGTTTGGTATATCGTTTTCGAAAGCAATTTGGTCAGACGGAGTGATCTCATACAGCTCAAAGATCAGGTGCCTAGTTCGGGGCAGTGGTTCTCTTCGTTCGGGCAATCCAAGGCATGCCTCCCGCAGCATTTGCCTGTGATATAGGTCAGTGTTATTGAATAGACTTTCCCGAATTCTGATTCCCTCTGTTATTCCGACGAGGTGTCGTCCCAGGTCACCCAAAATGGGGCAACCGTTGTATTGATGGGCGAGTGAGAAACCCTTCGCTCGAAGAAGCTGTAACTTCATCTTGCGAGAGCAACCGACATATTTCTTGGGCGCCCAGCCCACATTGTGCAGATGTTTCTTAATGTCTGACACAACGACCAGATCCTGAGGATCAAAGACGTTCCCACAAAACGAAGCTTTATTTAATTCTTTTGTGGTGATTATCTTGATGCGGAACCCGCAATCAAAGAAATCGTCCTCCGTGGGTATATTTTCCGGAAATTCTACTCTAAAGATCCCGTCATCACCTTCGACGAAACCAACTACTCTACCACAACCTTTATAATCACACATATACAAAAATAACATTAAATTGGCAAACCCATTACCGAGCGAAGTGTTCATTTCCCCAGACATTCGAGTGGCGGTGCACTTCATCTTGACATCATTGAACGAAATGTCTTGCGGTCCTGTTAAAACGGACAAAATCTGGGCCATAATGTAGGCGGCTTCGGGGTGGTCTTTGCACATATAAGTATAAAGTTCAGCTTCTATCAATTCCATCATCATCGCAGTAAAATGAGCTTCCATACTGGTGAAGTCGGTGCAGAAATAATCTGCACCGTGCTTCTCCAGCATTTCTGCCATCTTGGCTGGTCGATCTTGCACAGGCACAGTCTTAATAAACCACTCAAGTTTAAAGACTTCCTCGCTAATTTTTTGGAATAAAGGCCCGCTGTAGACCTTAAAGTAATCCTCTCTGCTGTTTATCAGCCTGGCCGCTTTCGGTTCCAGGTAAGGTTCAGCTTTGACGAACGACTTGACACGACATCTTTCTCTATTTACATCTGGACCCAAATTATTCCGTCGCCAAACTTCAAGGAGCTCAGCTTTCCTCGCGGCGGAATAAGGTGTCGTTTGAATCCATTCCTCTACACTAATATTTGTAGAACTATCTAGTGGCACCAAATTATTCTGGCACCATCGTCGCACAAACACCCTAATGGCTCGTTTGTGTCTTCTATTCATCGGGGGTGGTTTGCAGCCGAAGCGTTTAGCTGCGCCCGTTGCTTTATTCAACGCTTCTGGAGACGCGCGGGGGAGCGCGGCCACGTCAAAAACTACAGGTAGGGTCTCAGAGATCGTCGGTCTATCACCGTCAACTTCGGCGGAACGTTTACTCGTCCAGACAATCTTGAAACTCTTCTTGACCTCTTCAATCTTGGGAAGAGGATATTCGTAGGACCTGTAGCCCTTCAGCGACCGCCCGCGCGGCTCGACTCTTATTTTAAATAGCTGGCCCCGTCGGTCAATCCCTCGGGGATAGGGGATCTTCCCTGCATCATGCACAAGAGCTGCATTTGATCGCGGGGGATTGTGTATCCATGGTTAGCTTGTTCGAAGAATCCGTTGTCCATACCGCGACTGGCCCTAAGGCTGGACATTATCTGCACGCGGAGGTGTTTCCCAACTTCCTCTGAATAGGCGAAATTGGCGCTGTTCATTTCCTGGAATATGTTCTCGTGGATGTGGAGCGGACGAAGAACCCAATGAGCGTTGATGGTCTCTTCCTGAATCTCGAATGCGGGGCAAAATCCACGGTAGACTCTTGCGGAGTCGGTGAAGGGGCGTTCTTTAATCATCCATGATGGAGCACCGTAAAAATGGACATGTGGTTGGACAGTGAGCAGACGTGTGGCGTGGAAAGTTTCCTGGGATCTTACCGCCAGGGGCCGGTTATCCTCAGCTTCTTGTACCTTGACGACGATTCCTTCCATGGCTGCGCCAACACAACCTTCGGCTAATCGCCATGTGTCCCAAATTTTTGCCGGGCGGATGTGGTGGAAAGCTCTTGTTATGCATTCCTGGTGGATCTTAGCATCTGGCCAAACTATCATCTTCGGAGCCTCCGTGAGCACATAGCTAGCACGGGAAACCTCGCACAACCCGCTGAGCACCGCGCGGTTAACCACTGAAACGCTGGCGGAGGTTAGGAGCCCACATACTTCCTTGATCGGATGCCCTTTAGAGTTTTCTTCAATGGCGACGCAGACTGACGGTTCCATGAGGGCGGGTGAGATGTATGCTTCTGCCCATTCCACGGCGTTTATTGAGAAGGTTCTGATTGCATGTTCTATCACTTTGTCTTCAACATCGAGATCGCCGGGCATTGCATGGTAATCGCTCATTTGTTCCGAGTGGAATTGTGCTGCTTCGGAAGCCAAGGTGACGCTGCTTTCAATTGCCGTGGAAACCTGGCTAATGTACTGGCATGTGGTTGCTAAGGCGTCTTCGAACTTGTTTTCTGCCTTCTTCCAATAGTTGTTCCAAATTAACTTCGCAGCATCAACACGTTTCACCGGGCAAATGTAGATGTTGCTTGTGGTTTGGACAGCGACAGGTTCAGTCTGGATGAGCTTTCCTGTACGGTCAAACTTCG